TTATTCGCTGAAAATAGAAAAACACTTCTTGGCACAGTTAGACTTGCCGAGAAAGAAATGCCCTACGGCAGATAAGGAATTAAAATGGCTACTGGTCTACAAACAATAATTAATGGCTGTAATGGCATCCAAATCAATCGCAGAAATGTCGTTGGTATTCAATACACTCGCAATGAGATTCCACGAGTATCACAAACACCAACGCGAAACCCATGGAAAATATCAATTGATATGCCCAACTCATTTCGTTATAGTGAAGCACGAGCATTGATGGAAGCGATTGATACACTTGATACAACTACTCCACAGATAGTTTCGTTTGGTAATAATCCAAATCTAAGTTGGATATTTGCCTATCAAGGACAATTAAATGCTTCACAGCGCAATCAAATGGCTGTCCAATCATTCGTGGGTGATGTGCTTACACTTAGTACTTTGCCTGTTGTCCCATCGTCAAGAGTAATATTTGAACCTAATGATCTAATTCAATTTGGTAATTTGCCTTATCCATTCACTGTTACTCAGCAAGTATTGCGTGGATCAGCTCCAACCGTTTCAATGGTACTAAGCAGACCAAATATATTATCCACGAATGTAACAGGATATGGATTAACCATTGGTAATGCGTGTTCATTCAATATGTTCTGTCCTAACATGCCAACTTATAAATTGATTCCAGGTGGACAGATGATGTCAAATGGATTGGTTAGCAACAACGCATTGATAGAATGGTCGGATAAGTTCTTCTTGTACGAGTTTGTTGGTACCGCATAAATAGATTAAAGGAACAACTTAATGCAAAATATTCCAGCAGTAGCCGGCGATAAAACGAATGTAATTAATGCTGAATTCATTCGTCTAACAATTTATAATGATGTGTCAAATCTTGCTGATGTTACAATTCATACATTCAGCTCAGCCTATAAAGAAGAAACTATCGATGGGCAAGTCTTTTCACCGCTTGGTGGATTACTCGCCGTTGGTGTACAGCCCAGAGATATGCGTGTTACATCGGCTGATACTTCAGTTGCCTTAAGCGGGATTGATGGTGATAATATATATATTGTTCTTGCTGAAAAGATTAAAGGAAGTAAATTAGAAATATATCGCGGATTCTACAATGAGAACTTTGTGATGACCACTGCTTATAAACGATTCACTGGAATTATTACAAGCTATAACATCTCAGAAGATCGCCACGATTTAGTTGATACATTCACTATCAACATTAATGCTTCCAGCTATAAAACAGTGTTACAGAATCGTATGGCAGGAAGAAAGACTAATTCTACTTCATGGAAAGAATTCTATCCCACTGATACTAGCATGGATCAAGTAGCATCATTAGCGGATTCTCCATATGATTTTGGTAGTCCAACTCCATTAAGTTCATCCAATCCAAGTGTGGCATCAACCGGCGCACAAACATACACAGTTCTTAATAGAGGTTAATATGATCATAAGAAATGCGACTAAATTTGATTCACCTCAAATACTTAATATGATTTGGAATTTTCGTGATGGAGGCCCAGCCGGCGCAGCATCCAGTATAACTAGCGAGGAAACTCCATTGAGATTAATCTCTATTATGCTAGCGGGAGGCGGCATTGCCCTAGTATCTGAGCAAGAAGGTAAGTTAACAGGTATGTTATTAGCAATAAAAGCTCCACATATGTGGGATAACTCTATATATGAAATGCACGAAATAATGTTCTGGGTTGAACAAGAGCATAGAGGCAGCACAGCAGGTTATCGCCTTATCAATGCTTATGTTACAGCATGTGATGATCTTAAAGATGATAAACAAATAGTAGGATATTCAATGAGTCAAATGAACGGTCAAAAATTAAAATACGAACGCTTTGGATTTAAGCGTGCCCACGAATCCTGGAGCGCATAATGGTAGGATTTCTAATAGCTGCGGCAGCAGCATTCATCTCATCAATATCAGTTGCATCAGTTGTTGCTTTCGCGGCAAGAACATTACTTACCATTGGTGTGGCAAAATTACTTTCAAATCGGTCTGATGGTGGAGCACAAACAGGCGCGCAAGATGCGGGTGCTCGTGTTCAATTACAACCTGCTACTAATAATAAAATACCTGTAGTATATGGCTCTGCTTTCATTGCTCCTACTATCACTGATGCTAAGATTAGTACTGATAGTCAAACAATGTGGTATGTATGTGCCCTTGCTGAAAAAACAAGCGGAACATATTCCTTTGGTGATATCTACTATGACGGTAAGAAGGTTACATTCGATGGAACAGATCATACTAAAGTAGTAAGTCTAACAACTACTAGTGATCCTGTACAGGTTGATACAAAGATTGATGGTAAGCTTTTCATCTATCAATTCTCAAATGGTAGTAGCTCCGGAGTCAATACTTCGCAAACTGCTATTGACATTTTATCAGATCCTGCTATTCCAGCTGCACAGCGTTGGACAGCAAATAATGTAATGGGAAGCTGCGCTTTTGTAATTGTTAAAATAATTTACAATCGTGATGCTAATACAATTAATCTTGGTCAATTAAACATTCAATTGAATAATACATTAACAAAGCCGGGCGCTGTGTTATATGACTATTTCACTAATACCATATATGGCTGTGCTATTCCTGCGGAAAATGTTGATTCTCTTTCTTTGAATGCGCTTGACACATATGCCGATCAAGTAATTACATATATCCCGGTTGGTGGAGGAACAGCAACCCAACCAAGATATCGTGTTAATGGGCCCATCAATACTGGTAATGATTGCCTCACTAACTTACAGCAAATTATTGATACATCTGATTGTTGGTTACAATTTAGTGAGATAACTGGGCAGTGGAAGGTTGTTATCAATCGCAGTTTTCTAGACTATTCTACGCTTGCCAATTTATATCATGTAACTGATAGTCAATTAATTGGTGGTATTAATATTAATCCAATTGATTTGAATTCAACTTATAATTCAGTTGAAGTTCAATATCCCGATCATAATATTAGGGACCAAACTAATTACTCAGTGACTAGTTTGTATGAAACCGACCCTGGTATTATCAGCCCCAATGAACCTAATAATCGTTTGACACTTCAATTCCCACAAGTTAATAACTTTATTCAAGCAACTTATCTAGGTATTCGTCGTTTATATCAGGGTCGTGAAGATTTGATTATATCCTTCTATATGGATTACTCAGGTATCCAAATTGATGCCGGTGATGTAGTGCGTATTACTTTCGCACCATATGGATGGGTAGACAAATGTTTTAGAGTTCAACAAGTTCAAGAATCTAAAGATGAGAAAAGTAATCTTGGTGCTCACATAACTGCGTTTGAATATAACAATACAATTTATGCCGACAATACCATATTGAATTTCGTTCCAGAAGCTAATACGGGATTAAGTAATCCTAATATTATTGGTGTTGCTGGAACACCTATTATTACTGATTATTATTACGAAGATGGATCAATCTCATATTTTACTGTTGAAAGTACCGTACCAATTACTGGATCTGTATTATATATGGATTTTAATTATGGTACATCAACTGATCTGAGTACTCATAGATTATACCGTACAGTTTCAACCGGTAATGGTTCTGCTTTTATACCTGGACAAACTGTTAAAATCACAGTAACTGATCTGGTTGCTGATACGTATTATTGGTCAATGAATGCGCGTAATAATAGTTCCGGCAATACATCACCAAATAGTTCAGCACACAATTGGACTGGTTTAGGAATATCAGTTTATAACCCAGTTTCCAATACAGGCGGTGTAGCATATTCAAATATGGCACCGGGTGGTACTGGGTTTTCATTAACTGATAGTTTTGGAACAACAGATACGGTACCATTTCCAGGATTCATTAATGTACAGACAAGTGGCCAAAGACATGCACCAATGGTAATACCAGGTAATACTGCCGGAGCCATAATACCTACTAATAAATATTGGCCATGGGGGCAAGGTACAGCATCTACTGCTGAGGGATATTATACAAATAGTACTGGTCCTTATTTACCTGATCCGGGCGCATCCTATTGCGTTGTAAATGAAGGCGGCTCAGGTTGGTTTAGAACAGCTATCATTAATACTAACGGTTCATTACAGTCCTATGAAACTGGAGAATATTTTTACAATCTTACATTAACAACTGACGTAGCCGGAGCAAGAATTCAAATATGCCCATATGCTATATTTGGTGGATCAAATCCAACCCCGATAAATCAATATCAATTATCAACAGAATATCAAGAAGATTTAATATTAACTAACGTGGCACCATTTATAAGTTCAATCTCGCTGCGTCTGAGTTTAGGAGGAAGTGTTTCAATATTAACAGCAGGATTGGCCGTTAGAAATTTAACACCAGGTGCCAATGTGTATATTTTAACACAAACGGCCGTACTCAAACAACTTAAATAGGATAGTTATGAAGACCGCAATATCAATATCACAATCATTGAATATAATAGAAGAAGCCATCCTCGAGGAATTCATTATATTCGCCAAAGCTTATAATATATTCCAAGTTAGTAGTAATGAATTCTATAATATGAATTGTAAGAGAATTCGGGATAGATTAGAAAAAGAGAATCTTACCGAAGATGATCTTAAATAAAACAATAAATAGATATAAGGAAATAAAAAAATGAGTTTACTTTTAACAGGTGCTAAGACAATTACAGTCGCCGGCACACCAATGGAATGTATAGAAATATACACGGGCGAGGCGTATACATTGCCATTCGCATTCACAGATACAGTGGGAACGCCGATTAATTGTACTGGATGGACTCTTGGCATGGCTGCTAAGTTCTATACTTGTACTGCTGTTAGTTCAGGAGATACAGTTGATATTTCTAATTTAGTATTGAATACACCTCAACCAACAACAGGCGCAGGTACTTATTCAGCCAATTTAACAGCGGCATTTACTACTATTACTTCTGGTATTGGTTATATCTATTTGCCAGTTGGACTCGGTGATGGATCTGGTACTCCTAATCCTACTCCAGTGCCCACATTAACACAACTTACTTCTGTTCTGGCAATTGTTACAATGACTGTGACACGCACTGATACAGTAAGTGGTAAGAGTGATGTTAATAGAGAACCATTTGGAATAATCATAAGGTATCAATAATGTCTGAGATTCTTAACAACTTAGTAATCCAACCGATTACTGCCACGATTGTAGTAGGAACGACTCCTATTAGCATTACACCCACGGCCACTCAGTTGAATCTTTATACAACAGCTCCTACCCCTATAGGAGGATTAAATTCATATGTTCAATATAATGATAACGGAGTATTAGGTGGTGCTTCTGGTATTCAATATGATAAATTGTTAACTACTACAACTATTACCAATCTAAGAATTCCTAGCACAGTTAATATGAAAATGGGCGGGGGCACAAATGGATATGTGTTACAAACAGATGGTACCGGCAATTTAACTTGGACATCACAAACTGGAGGTGGCGGTGGCAATGGTGTGCCAGGAGGTGCCAATACTCAGATTCAATTTAATGACGCTGGAAGCTTTGGTGGTGCCGCGGGCTTAACTTATGATAAAATAACAGGCAATATAAGCATGCCTGGTAATGTGACTATTGGTGGAACTCTTATTGCCAATGTTAATACCTCATTACATGCTAATGTTGCTGATACGGCAAACTCAGTAGCAGGTGCTAATGTAAGTGGTGCTGTAGGAACTGCTACATATGCGGTTACGGCTGGCTCAGTATCTATTGCTAATTATGCAAATACAGCAGGTACAGTAACGATTGCTGCACAACCAAATATCACAAGTACAGGTACATTAATAGAATTAAAAGTTTCAGGTACAACATCAATTCAACAGGCTAAAGAAAAATTTGTACCAAATGTAGCAGGCGCCACTGGTACTGTTAATTTTGATTTATTAACTCAAGCAATTATATTGAATACATCAAATGCTACTGCTAATTTTACGTTGAACTTTAGAGGAAATAGTTTAACTACATTAGATACTGTTATGAATAGTAATGAAAGTATGACTTGTACTTTCATAAACCCCAATGGTTCTTCAGCTTACTATGCAAACATAATAAAAATTGATGGTACAACGATAATTCCTAATTGGGTTTATCCAGGTGCACCTACTGGCGGTACGGGCTCAGGTAAAGATGTATATACTTTTAATATATTAAAATTAGCATCTAATTCATATACAATTTTCGCAAGTAAAGTAGGATTTATATAATGCCTATTACAGCAAGTTTTGGTGCGTTAACCTCACTTAAGGGTGTACAAACAGAATTTCCCGGCAGTGGATATTTTATCTCTACTGTTTATCCTGGACCTGCTCCAGATATTAGTTGTAATCCAGGTACTTCAGATGTATTAGCAAATTGTTGGAGATCAAGTGGATATACAATAGAATTTTGGGCTTATTATACTAAAAGGTCAGCTCCAAATAATAATATACTTGGAATTGGTGTTTTTAATAAAGGCGCTGAATATTTTTGGGATATTCATGTTGATACTAATGGTAGAGTTATATTTCGATCCGGTGGGGGAATTATTCAAACAGACATTAATATTATTACACTTAATGTCTGGCATAATATTGCTGTTAGTTTTTCTAATTCCAGTGGTATTACCACAATTAATATTTTTGTTAATGGTATATTAAAACAAACCGGTACAACCACATATTCAGGATTCTCAAGTAGTTCATGGAAAATTTCTACCACATTAAATACATTTTTAGAACAAAATGTTTATATTGATGAATTAAGAATTTCTAATTCAACATTGTATACTAATAATTATTCAGTAGCGACGAAACCCTTTATTCCAAATAATGATACACAATTACTATTACATTTTGGATTTAATCCTATAGGTAATATAACTTATCCTACTATTATTGATAGTAGTTATAATAATTTTGATATAACTAATTATCCGCAAATACCAGTAACAATTAGTCAACTTTTATATAAATTTTAAGTATAAATACAATATCGGTCACTCAACTTACTCTGCGAGGTAGCAGAGTAAGTATATGCGGGGCAGCATTAGGAGCACAATATGGCAAAATTCAGCCAAAAAACACTTACCCAGGTCGCGGGATTTGACGGCCAAATTCTAGCACAAGAACTTGTTTACAATCAACAAGACTTTTGGAATATGGCGTGGAACACAGTTGATAATCAGGGTAATACTACTCCTGTTAGTCTTGTTGGCGCGACAATCTCAGCACAAATCATTCGCAGATTAATCGTTGGTCTTACTGACACACGCACTGGTCTTGATTTCAATATACTTGACTTCCCAAGTGATCCTCCTCCATCAGTCATTGATTTACCAATTGTAAATCGTGCTGATGCAGCGGGCACATTCACCATGGTCATTAATGATGATGTATGGGGCGTAATGGCAGATGATCCTCAACTTAATATAGCGGTCAATGATCCTGTATGTTTCACGGGTCGTATTAAGATTAGCTTTCCCGCAGTTGGAACTCAGCCTGCTTATGACGAAGGTATCTTCTTATTGTTCTTGATCACCAGCGACGGAGTTGTATCATAATATGGCACAACAAGTAAACATTCAAAACGCAGTAAGTCTTCAATCAGTCACTGTAACAGGTTCAGGTGCTACTCAAGTTGTTGTTTCTGAAGCCACAAATATTCATTCAGTCAATATTGAAACTGCCTCTACAATCAATGTGGAAATAAGCCGCGCTGCCATTAGTACTGTAACTAATGTTGAGCACGCCAATACTGCTAACTATGCGACGAACGCAGGCAATGCTGTTAACAGTGCCCACGCAGTTGTTGCTGATTCAGCCAACTTAGTAAGTGGTTCTAATGTACAAGGTCCAGTGACCAGCGCAGGTTATGCGACAAACGCAGGCGCTGCTGTTACTGCTGGTTCAGCTTCAGTGGCTTATTCAGTAAGTGGTGCTAATGTATCCGGTACTGTTGCCAATGCGACACACGCAGCTACAGCAGGTAGTTCAGTAATTGCTAACTCTGCCAACGCAGTAGCAGGTGCTAATGTTTCAGGCACTGTTGCCAATGCGACATACGCTACAAGTGCTGGTTCTGCTGTCAATGCTACATTCTCAACAGTGGCGCAAACTGTTACTACTCATGCTCAACCAAATATTACTTCAGTTGGTAATCTTACATCATTAACTTCAATTGGCAATATCACTGCCCCTTACTTCATTGGTAATGTTGTTGGTAACATCTCTGGCAATCTTACTGTGCCAGGAACAAATACAGCAGTCATATTCAATGAATTAGGTGCTGCTGGTGCCAGTGATGCTTTCAAGTTTGATTATGCTGCTAATGTACTGACTGTACTTGGTAACATTGCTGCCACTAACATCTCTGGCAATGGTTCTGCTTTAACTCATTTAAGCGCAGCCAATATAGTTGGTACCGTTGCTAACGCAGCTTATGCTACAACGGCTGGTTCTACTGTAATTGCTGACGCAGCCAATGTTGCTTATTCAGTAAGTGGTGCGAATGTTTCTGGAGAAGTAGCAAACGCAGCATACGCAACTAATGCGGGAACTGCTGACCTTGCTACTTACGCAACTACTGCTAATGCTGTCGCAGGTGCGAATGTTTCTGGAGAAGTAGCAAACGCAGCTTATGCCACTACATCAGGTACTTCTTATTCAGTTGATGTTGCTAATGTCTCTGGAATAGGTAACATTGCCACACTAAACTTAGACGGAAGTGCTACTAATGTACTATACGGTAATGGTGTGTTCTCAGCACTTCCAGCATATGATGCTAACTATGCTAATTTCGCAGGCACTGCTTTCAGTGTGTCTGGATCTAATGTAACCAGTGAAGTAGCAAACGCAGCATACGCAACTAATGCGGGAACTGCTGACCTTGCTACTTACGCAACAACAGCAAACGCAGTAGCAGGTGCTAATGTTTCTGGTGAAGTAGCCAACTCAGCATACGCAACTACAGCAGGTTCTACTACGATTGCTGACGCAGCCAATGTTGCTTATTCAGTAAGTGGTGCTAATGTTTCAGGAGAAGTGGCAAATGCTACATACGCAACTAATGCCGGTACTGCTTATAGCGTATCTGGTTCTAACGTCTCAGGTACTGTGGCAAATGCGACATATGCTACAACAGCGGGATCCGCGGATAGTGTGGCGGGTGCTAATGTTTCGGGTGCTGTTGGTTCTGCTGATCTTGCTACTTATGCTACAACAGCCAACGCAGTAGCAGGAGCTAATGTTTCTGGAGAAGTAGCCAACGCAGCATTCGCTACAATAGCAGGCACCGCGTATTCAGTTGATGTTGCTAATGTCTCTGGCATAGGTAACATTGCCACATTAAATTTAGATGGCGCCTCTGCTAATGTATTATATGGCAATGGCTTATTTGCTGCGCTTCCAGCATATGATGCTAATTACGCAAACTTCGCTGGTACTGCTTTTAGCGTGTCTGGATCTAATGTAAGCGGAGAAGTAGCCAATGCTGCTTATGCTACAATAGCAGGTACTTCTTATTCAGTAAGTGGTTCTAATGTTTCTGGTACTGTTGCTAACGCAGCTTATGCGACTAATGCGGGAACTGCTGATCTTGCTACTTATGCTACAACAGCTAATGCTGTAGCAGGTGCTAATGTTTCTGGAATTGTTGCCAATGCTAACTACGCTGCTTACGCGGGTAATATTATTATCTCAGCACAAGCAAATATTACATCAGTTGGTAATCTAACAGCGTTAACTATTTCAAATGCGGTAAGCAATACTAAAAGTCCAACAACTCAATTTACTCCAAACGGCACTAATGTAAGTGTGGGTCTCAGTCCGTTAAGCTACATGGTATATAATGACTATGGTAGTCAAGATAGCAATACTCGACCAATGAACTGGAGCTTTGTAAAGTATCGCGGTAACTCAGCAGTACCAACTGTTGCTGGTAATGGCGATCATATGATGCGTTTAAGCTCTCATGTTTATAATGGCAATACTACTCCACGCTCAGTTGTTATTATTACTAACGCACCCATGGCAGCAAACAGTTTATATTCTGGGGCCGATGTTTGTTGGACACCGGGTACACTTAATCTTAGTACTGGTAATCCTAATGGTAATATTACTAATCCCAATGCTGTAAATGTTCAAAATGGATTAGTGTACAATCAATTGGGTCAATTAAATATTACACCAGGTACCTATGGTGCTAGTTATGGTGTTGCTATTACTGGTTATGGTCAGAATTCCGATGGATCAGGTGCTGGTCCCATTATTGTCAGTCAACGCGCACGGGGTAATCGTGATGGCAGTACTGCTGTGGCCAATGGCGATCAACTTGGTGGATCTCTATTTAACGCACATCATGGTTCTGGATTTGGATCAGGTAGTTCTATTCTATCAACAGTTGATACTACATGGGGAACTATAAGTGCTGGAAGTCGCATTCCATCTAAAATTGCTATTACTACATCTTCAAATACTACTCCGTATAGTTTTACATTCGGTGGTGATGGTAATTTAACATTGCCCACTAACACAGCAAGCATTAACTATGCCAATGGAGCTCCATATGGCGGCGG